CGATGACCGAATATCTCTTAGTTAGCCGGTAGGGGCTATTGCCAGCGAACTCTACCTCGATGTCGTCTCGTTCGTAACGAATCGCGGGGTACGCCATCTGCATGTTGTTCGGTGGTTGAAAATAGACGTTCGGACAGATCGTCTCAAGGAGTGCTTGAAACTGGAGCCTTCGGTCCATTGTAGACACCTCCCAACCGCAAGATGAGTCGGGGGCGCTCGACAGTAACCTCAGTTACGTGCCAATACGCCCCCGACCACTTCACGTAGCGAATGGCAAAAAAGTGTTCGTTGGCATAAGCGTCGGCCACGATACTGATCGAGTTGCCGACCGTAAGATCGTTATTGACCTTGGGGCCGTCTTCGAACCGGCGTGATGTCTTCGTAAGATCACCGTAAGCATTACGCTCAGTAATCACCTCAGACATCACGCCGGGTCGAATCTCTACAGTTTCACCGTAACCGATTACACCGTAGAACTTTGCCATTTTGATAGTTACCTATCTAGACCCTTGGGTCACTCCGTGTAGGTGAAGCTCCACGTCGTGTTGGTGTTCGCCGGGATGTAGTAACCCTCGGCGGCCTCCGCCTCGACCGTGGTGTCCTCCGAGATGACGACCGTACCGGTCACGGGCTCACCGTCGATCGTGTAGACCACACCCGTCGTAGTCGGGATGGTGATCGTGTTGGTCTCGCCGTTGAACGACGGAGCCGTCACGGTCTCGACCTCCTCACCGGTGTCGCGCAGGATGACCAGCGCCGACTTCGGCTTCGTCAGACCACCCGAGAGACGAGTCTCGAGCAGGTACTTGTTCTGGTTGAAGTCGATGTCGAAGTCCTCGAAGAAGGTGAGCTCGCCACCTCGGTTCGACCCGATGGTGTAGTCCATCAGGTTGACGATGATGCCGAGCACCGTCGGGGTCTCCTCGAGAACCTCGACGGTCACGATCTCCTTGACTCGAAGGGCCGCGGCCAGCGAGGCCTCGGTGTCGTAGAGACGACGACCCATCTTGTCCTTGAGGAGCAGGAGGTCAGTGAGGACCTTGTCCGTGGTGTACAGCGTGGGCGAACCCGAGCCGCGGTACGCCGTGCGAGCACGAGTGACCTCGTCGATGATCGACGACGCCGAGACGTTCGCCGGGAGCTCCACCTTGTGGGCGTACATGTCGTGGTCGTTGACGATCGAGCGGATCCCGTCGCCGCTGGCAGCACCAGCCGGGTCCTTGATCTTGTCGTCGTCACCGACGGAACGGCCGTCACCGACGAGGATCGCACGCGCGAGCTCCTCGTTCAGCATGAAGCGGATCTCCCACTTCAGCCAGGCCACCACGTCGAAGTCCGTGATGTCCAGGATGTCGTCCCGGTCGAGCTTCTGCTTCTTGTAGACCGTGGTCGGACCCGTCGTGCGCTTGAGAAGGGAGATGACCTCTTCCTTCTTCATGTTACCCTTGACGTAGCCCTTCGCGCGAGCTGCGGCGGGCGTCAGGTCAGCGACGATCGACTTGACCTTCGCGAACGGCGAGTGCTTGGTCGCGTTGAGGACCTTGGGCACCCACTCCGCCTGGCGGGCGAGCAGCTCCGGCTTGTCCGCGAGCGCCTTCGCGTCCGGGAAGAGGAGGTCGATGTTGGTGATGCCGTAGTCGTCGGCGTGCGCCAGGAAAGACTCCTTGAAGGAGCCCATCTTCACGGCGTCCTCGACGATCGTGCGGACCTGCGAGTGAGTGAGGTGCGGACGCTCGGTGGTCGCACCCTGGTTCGCGCTCTGGTCGAAGACGTTGCGCATGTTCTTGTTCTCCTCCATGTGAGTGATGATCTTGTCAGCGACGCCCTTCTCGAGAGCGTCGATGTCGATGGCGCTGTGCTTCGCCGAGTCGTCGTTGTCGTCGTTGTCGTCGTCCTCATTGTTGGAGACGGCTTCTCCGACGAGGTAGTAGAGGACGTTCTGCTGCTCCTCCGTCATCGACTCGACGACGTCCTTGACGGTCTTCTCCTGCGTGGCCTGGTCAGCCATGTTCTCTCCTGAGTTGTCCTGGTGCTCCAGCTCCAGCCCCTCGATGCCGTGGTAGATCACGGCCTCGTCGTCGGGGGTGAAGGAAATGTCACCGTGCTGAATATTGACACTTTCGATGTAGGCGCCAGGGTTGGCTCCCGAAAGAACCAGACTGACTTCCCTGATGTTGCCGTGGAGAACGTTCTTCCCCTGCTGCTTCAGGTTGTTGGCATAGATCGACAGCATGTTGATGTCGCCATGCTCGACGAGCTCCTTGGCCTTCTTCCCCTCCTCGGTGTTGTTGAAGAAACCGTAGGCGTAGACGCCAGTGGGCCGGTACTCGAGGAGCGCATGTCCCAGAACGTTACCGGGAGCATCGTGCTGATGCTGCCAGACGAGAGGGACCTTGACCTTATCCTGATGCTCGAAGGCCCCAGCCTTGATGGTTCTACCATCAGCACACAGGAGGTCATGCTTGGAAGCGTAACCGCTGAAGTTAGGTCTCATTTTGATTGTTCACCATCCTTTCCTGTTCTCCTGGTGGCGGAGCTTCCGGCATCGGAAGATTCTTGTTACGAAGCTCGTTGGCCTTCGGGTCAGACGAAGGCTTCCATCCTACGATAGCGCGAAGCTCGTTAGAGGTCGCGATCTCGTTACGGGTGAGCTTGTCACCGATCTCAGCCAGGTCGGAGATCGTAAGTGCCGAGAACGGATCACGGAACGAACGAATAGCCTGGCCCTGAGTCCGAGCTGTCTTGGTCAGGAAGGAGCGAGTCATCGCCTCCGTGACCGCCTTGAGAAGAGGCGCAATCGTACGATTGTGGTAGTTGAGCATTGTCTTCTCGTCGGCAGTGCCGTCAAAGACTTCCTTAGTGAGACCCAGCTGGCTGTAGAGCATGTCCTGCAGATACTCGACCTGCTTCAGGAGGTTGTTCTCAGCCGGTCGGTTAAGCTGCGTGATTCGCTCAGTACCGTCAGTGTAGGCGATACCATACTGCGAGCCGGCAAGCTGCATCTCAATGTCCTTGCGGCGCTTCTCGGCCTGCTCCCGTCGAGCATCAGACTTGATGACGTAGGGAAGCTGGATGATGATGTCGAGCTTACCCGAACTCGTCTGCTCATCGACTGAGTCCAGAAGGCTAAGCTTCCGAATGAGTCGCTGAAGAGTTGAGTTCGGCTCGTTCATCACGTTGTAGAGGGGGTTCTCCACAATCGCGACTGTGTTCTTGGCGAGCACGACTTCCTCTCGGAAGCCCTTCTTCTCGTTATAGAGGCTCACTCGAACGTGCTTCGGGTACCACTGGAGAATTTCACCTACACGAAGCGTGTTGATGTCATACCCACCAGTCTGGTTAGGATCCAGACTTGTATCCACTGGCACAATCGCGATAACGCCCTTCTCGAAAAGAGTCATGGCGACGTCTTGACGGAAGGCCGTGGCTGCTTGATCGAGATTAGCCTCGACAGTCAAGCAGTCATTCAGACCGCTAGTCATCGTCTCCGTGTAACGTCCGTCCTTCTCACGAACGTGATAAATAGGAACGCTAGAGAAGTCGATCCCGAGCCTGGTGTAGATGGAGTTGATAATCGTTTTCGACCCGCCGAACATAGGCCGGACGATGTGCGGACGTGCGCCGTATCCGACGCCGTACGCTCCAGTAGGTTCGGGTTGGATCTGAAAGGGATGATTATCCTGCTTAGAAAATGCATTCCAAGCGTGCCTCAGTCTTCCACCAAAGGATGCCACAAGTGCTCACCTCCTTTCCAGTGATCGCATTACATCTTCATGAGTTCTCTCTGAGCCTTGTTAATATCATCTGCCGTTAGGCGAGTGACGCTATTAACTCGAATCGTGCCTTCGGGATCGAGGAGGATCCAAGGGCTCTTAGAGAGGTACCCACGATCGTTGTCGTCCTTGATGACGTTGTAACCGCGCTCTTTTACCTTGTTAAAGTACGCGGTATTAATAGGCGCCTTTTCGGCTCCAGCGGTTTGGTTGAACTCGGCGTAATACTTAAGGCCTAGCTCTTGATCAGTGAGTTTCTTGACATCGGCGGCGTACCCCACTCGCTTAAGGAGGTCTCTACCGGTTATCTCCTTACGACCCCACTTGATAGAGGGTTCTGACATGAGTTCGATGAAGATATCGACTCTCTCCTTCTCGGAAGGACCAGTCAGCTTAGTCAACGTAGTCATGTCAAGCTCGTAAGCCGCCTTGTAGTTCTTCTTTCCTCCTCGAACAAATACACTGCTCTGAGCGGGAAGAACTGCTCGATAAAGAGTCTGGTCGGTCTTAAGTTGCGACACATAAGTCCGACCCTTAAGAACACTACTGTCTCGACTGGAGATGCGCTTCAAGTTACTGTTAGCGTTGATTACTTCCTTAGCCGTAGACAGCTTGTTGTAATCAAGCTTAGTGTCGGAAAAGCGTCTGTCGAACACTTCACCGCCGAACTTTCGTACGGCACGAGCGCTAGCCTTTCGTTGCTGGCTAGTTTCAGTCGATCGAGTGTCTTTCTTTCGAACGCCCCACTTCATCCCCTTCACGCCGTAGTGCGCCAGGAAATCGTCAGTTTTGCTGTTAGTCATGCACCACTCGTTTTCTAGCGACCAGACTTAGAGGTTGCTTATCGCTCCCAGAGATTGGACGAATGGTTCCTCTGGGTTCCCTCATTGGCCGCACGGGCAGCGCCGATACCGATAGCAAGAAGAGCCATGCTACCATAAGACGATCCGACGATCCACTTCTCACCAGTGGTGAGCTTCTTCGCCGTCTCTGCGTCGGGGTTGGTGAAGTACTCCTTCTCCATCCGGCGCATGGTCGACTCAGCCTTGGCCTGACCCTTTCGCGTAGTCGCGACGAAGTACTCAGCCTGGGCCTCCTGGTAGGCGCGCCCACGAGCATCCTGACGGCTCCGCGCTTCGCGGATCTCAGCGTTTCGTACGCGACGACGGTCTCCACGAGAGAGCTTGGGACCGGAGTCTCCACCAGCTCCACCGGAAGATTCCGCCTTGCGCTTACCCCACTTCATTCCCTTCACACCGTAGTGCGCAAGGAAGTCGTCGGTGCTAATCGTATTAGCCATTACTTCCTCCTACCTTACTCGAACGCATCCTTATTAGCTTTGTATGCGACGTAAGCATCCATGAGAGCAGCGACGTTGTCGATCTTTTGATCGTATCGCTTCTTCATGAGCTTCCGATTACCGTTAGTGTCTTCTAGGGTGATTGCGTTACCCATTGCGAGCGTCATTAGTTCCTCGTCGAAGAGCAGCATTCGCTCCTCGCTGAGCTTCTTGAGCTCACCGAGAGGAACTGACTCGGTTCGGGCACCCTGGATGACCTTCTCGATCCCAAAAGGTCCGTTCTCCTGTTCCCAGCGAGTAACGAATTCCTTTGCGTTATAGGGGTCGAAGCCGAGTGCGATGACGTCGTAGCCCATCTCGATGATGTGCTTATCGAGGTCCTCGTATACTTCCATCATATCGAGGACTGTGCAATCCAAGACGTGAAGACTACCTTCGTTGATGAAAGTGTCGTACTTTCGGCGCATGGCCGCGGGAAGCTTCATGAGCGTAAGCTGAGAAATATAACTTCTCGTCTTGACGCCGTAAGAACCGTCCGCAAGCGGGAAGAGGAACGTAAAAGCACAGAAGTCGTCACCCTGAGAAAGGTCTGCGCCTAGCGCGCAAGGCATCTTCCAGAAGTTTCGAGGTCGGTGCGGAAGCGTCTCTTCGTAGGTGAAGAAGTAGGTGTAGCCTTCCATAGGAATACCAAACCTCTTTGCGAGGATGTCGTTCCGAGTAGAAGGTGCCTGCTCCGCTCTCTCGACGTCAAGCTGATAAGTCTCGTATGTCACGGTCTTATCGAGGTTAGGATTAGCCTTGATCCACATGGCCGGATCGCTTACTTCGCTAACGTCGTCGAGCTTGTAGTGCAAGATCGAAACGTGGGGGTTATAGTACTCTCCACGAAGGATCTTGTTGAGTTCCATTTTGATGTCATCGCCACTACCGTTGCGAACCGTACCTTCGGAGCTGATCGCAATGATGAGATAGTCATCTAGTTTCGACGCACCCTGCTCAATTGCGCCGACAACATCTTCTCGAATGTCTCCGGATAGCCACTCGTCAACGGTTGAGACCTTGACACGCAGTCCCTGCAGCTTATCGACCGACATGGGTCGAATCTCGAGCAGAGACCCTGTGAGAAAGTTCTCGATACCCTTCTTTGTCGATGCCAACTTTTGACGGTTGACTCTAGAGCCCGTGGTGTTCTGCAAGGACCCCTCTGTGAGGAACTTAAACAGGGGTCCGCGCGCTCTCGTGATAGCGGTACGAATGGGTGAGAGAACTTCCTCGGCCTGCTTCATGGTAGGAGCAGTTGTGATCTGATGCGTCGTTGCTGTGTCGACGTTCAGAAAGTAGTTTTGGAGAAGCGAAGCATACATAGACTTCGCAGCCCCTCGGGCGACGATAAGAAACTGCTTCTTTATCAGTCGCTGCTTAATTCGCTTCTTGACGTAGCGTCCACCGTGACCGTCTTCGTTAGGAACGTAGACGCTTCGCTCGACGAAGTAGAACCAACAAAGGACCTGTTCGGCCCAGAGCTTGAACGAGTCAAGCAGATGTAGGTCACTACCGTCGGTGAGCGTGAGCTCCGCCTCGCAGAACTTGATGAAGCCGTTGATAGCCTGATCGTCGTAGTAGAAGTTCGGATTGGCGATGAGTTCGTCGATGCGATTCATCTCCAGCGCCACTTCTCGGTTCACAGGAATCTCTCCGCGGATCACTTGCTCACGGAATTTTCCGTAATAAACCGGTACCGCGGTGCTGCACAAAGCCATCGCCAATCCTCCCTTCTTAGCCCTTAGCCATCTTCATGGCGGTCTCTACTGCAGAGTACAGAGGACCCTTGTCACCCTTCATCACTGCCTGGACTTCGCGCTGAAGAGCCTGCTGACCAAGCTTCTTGATGAAGTCTGCACCAGCATTCGTCTTCTTCGGCGTAAGTCGGTTGTACTGCTGCTCGAGATTCATTCGAGTCACCAGTTCCTGAAGCTCTCTATTAGAAAGAGCGTCAGTTCCGCTACGACCAACTCGCTTCTGAAGATGCTTAGCCTTGGTTGAGTCCATCGAGTCGGGCTCCTTGGGTCCCCCTCGAAGACGATCCGAGAGAGAAGGTCCGTCGTTATCCTTTCGACGACCCCACTTCATTCCCTTGACACCGTAGTGCGCGAGAAAATCCTCAGCATTCGTGGCGCGTGCCATGTCACCTCCTTCCTAAAACACTAGTGGTGTTTCGTTTTCGCCATCCCAAACCGTAGCCGGAATATGGATGGCCAAACCGTCGGAATGTCCTACATAGTCGACCTCACGCATGACATAACCGTCCCACCAAAATGCCTTAGCAGACTCGGTAGGGGTAGGTGTAGGGTCATCCCAGAGAACGATGACGATACCGGGAGCTCCAGAACCACCGTTACCAACGGTGTTGTTTGGGATGCTGCCGGAACCACCACCTCCACCGCCGCCTGTATAAATAAGGCCGGAGGAACCGCCAGAAGAGCTACCGCCCTCCGAACCAGCTCCTCCGCCTCCGAGACCGCCCGAGCTGTTAGATCCCGTGGGGGTGTTGTACTGGCATCCAGCACCTCCACCTCCACCGAACCATCCAAGCTCGCCGACATCGGTGCCTACGATGCTCGAAAGGTCGACCCCAGGTCCGCCATTACCGCCGGCTGTGTGATCGTAAGTGGCGAGGCCATCGTAACCAGGACCCCCTGCCCCTCCTCCACCGCCAGGAGCGGCTGAAGTAACGGTGGCTTCGGTGATGTTCTTACCGTCGCCGCCCTTATGAGCGATAAGTCCTGTGGCGCCCGGACTAGGAGTGGACGAACCTTGACCGCCGCCCCCATAAGCACCTTGGTTAGGACCGGCAGCTGCTCCACCTCCACCACCACCACCACCGATTGCGGTGACGTAGGTGCCGAAAGAAGAAGGGTTACCGTCAGATCCTCGACCAGTAGAGGCAAGTTTACCTTGTCCGCCGGTTCCTCGTGTGACGGAGATCTCTTGTCCAGGAGTTACAGATATACCAGTGACGTACTTTACTTCGCCGCCTGAACCGCCTCCACCACCTGAACCTGCGCGACCGCCGCCTCCACCTCCGCCGACTACAACCACATCGACAGAATATACATCTGCCGGAACCGTGAACGTACCGTTGGCTGTGAAGACTTCTCTCATTCGATCACCCGTACGACAAGGCCGGGAGGCGTAACGCCAGGGATCGGATCGGGGTCACCGGGCTGAAGGACGATGACTGTAGCGTCAACGCCATTCTCACCAGGGTCGCCCTTGTCGCCCTTGTCGCCCTTAGCGCCGTCAGCGCCAGGCTCTCCGGGATCACCCTTGTCACCCTTGTCGCCCTTAGCGCCGTCAGCCCCAGGCTCTCCAGGATCACCCTTGTCGCCCTTGTCACCCTTGTCACCCTTGGGGCCGTCAGCTCCAGGATCACCCTTAGCGCCGTCAGCTCCAGACTCTCCAGGATCACCCTTGTCACCCTTAGCGCCGTCTTGTCCGGGATCGCCCTTTGGGCCCTTCAGAGACGTGAGCCACTCGGCTTCCGTCCCCTCGAACCCCTCTAGTACGGCGATCTCGTAGGCGGAAAGGCCATCCGCACCCGGATCCCCCTTATCCCCCTTATCACCCTTAGCGCCGTCTGAACCATCGAGACCTGGAGCACCGGGAAGGCCATCTAGACCGTCTTGTCCGGGATCTCCCTTTGGACCCCTTTCACCAGGATCACCCTTCGGTCCCCTTTCACCGGGATCCCCCTTAGGTCCCTTGATGTTTGTGACGAAAACCTTAGCCATCAGGCGTTCCTCCACACATCTCCGGAGTTAAGATCGATACCGAGATCACCCTTAGCTGCCTCAGATGGGAACTCCCCGGACTCGGTGAGATCCCAGAGGTTAGCATCCGTACCGCCCTCGAAGCCGCTAGCTTCAGCAGCGACGTTCAGTCGCCACTCGAGCTCCTTCTTCTGCTCCTGCATCGCAGTGAGGGTGAACGAAGTAGGTGGGGGATCGAAGTACAGGCGCACGGCCAGCCAGACATAAGTCTTGACGTTGTTCAACTGCGGAGAATCGCTGATGAAGTCCGTCCACTTAGTCTCGCTGGCCGTGGCGCCTGGCTCGAGTGCGAATCCGTTAGCGGGACCCACACCGAGCTGGTGGAGGGTCGCGAAGACGGAGTTGATGTGCATGGTAATGTCGAGATCGAACGCCTTGTAGTCGGCCTCGATCCCCAGCACCTTCTTGACGGAGTTTAGAATGCTTTCCGTCATTCTGTCACCTCCTACCATTTTGAAGTTTGGAGAGAACTAGTAGTTCTTGTTCTCTCGCCAGGCTCGAACGAAGGCATCGTCGGTTGCAGGACCCCAGCTGGAGTCGACAGAACCCTTGTAGTAGCCATTGGCCTTAAGCCACGTCTGGATCTCACGAACCACTCGATCGTGAGCAGTCACAGACTTCGGGCCATAGCTACCGTCCTGTGTGACTCCGAGAGCGTTCTGCAGGAACCGGACACCGTTGGGGAACTGATACTGGTGGTACTTGGACGCCATTCGCACGCTGTGCAGACGCTTGTCCAGATCAGGTCCCCAGTTGTTGTCGACGGCTGCGCGAACGGCCTTCTGAAGACCAGTCACGTTCTTCCGCTTCGAACCTCCAGACAGCTTCGACTTCAGAGCAGCCTGAGTCTTGGGACCAGGCCACCCATCGACAGAGAGCTTGTTGTCCGACTGGAAAGCCTTGATGGCCGAGACCGTCTTAGGTCCTCGGAGACCGTCGAGCTCTCCGGTGTAGTAGCCGAGCTTCTTGAGGTCGGTCTGGGTGGAGCGGATCTGGTCACGGGAGAAGGACCCGTTGTCGTAACCTGCGCTCTGAGTCGGGGGCTTGGGGGTGGACGGCGCGTTGGCGTAGGCCGGACGACCGAAACCGACGATGTAAGCCTTGCGACGCTTGCGAGCGACGACTCGACCGTTGCGCTGGTCGCCACCGCCAGATCCACTCGTGTTGAACTCGATCGTGTTGACCGATCCGTCAGAGTTTACCGACTCGACGATGCCGACGTGGCTGACTCGGTTGGGTGCACCAGGGAAGTCGAAGAAGACAATGTCTCCGCGACGGATCCCGTTGATGCCAGATGTCCACTGACTCTTCGCCTTGAACGCGTTCACGCCGGAAGGAGTGTAAGCGTGCAGCGGGAAGATGTCAAGACCACCATCGAAGTGGTCAAACACCCAGGAGAGCCCCATAGCGCAGAACGCGGCCTTGGCGAACCCCTTCGTGTTGAGCTTGTCGTCGTACCACGAGCCGTACGGCGAGACGTTCGGGAAATACTTCCCGATCTGACCCGCAGCGACTGCGATGACCTGGTTTGCGGTGGGAGCCATCAGGCGTCCTCCTCCTTACCGAGGTCCTCAGGGGTCTGAGGAGGCTCGGGGAACTCGTCCTCCGGGAACTCGGTCGGGACGAGAAGCGCGAGCTCCTCCTCCGGGGACTGAGGCTCCTGCGGAGTCTTGTCGTTAGACATGAATACTCCTTTCTCTACCAGAGCTGTGTGTCTCCGGGCGCTCGCTCGATGAGCGGCTTCGCCAGAAGGCTCTCGTCACCATAGTGAATGGCGTTATGTGTCATCAGAGTGGTTGTGATGAGATACTCGGGGTTGAGAACGTCGGCATTACCGTCTACGAGGTCTTCGATGGTCATCGGATTCATGTGATGAATGATGATTCGATCGTAGATCTCGTAGTCTTCTGTGCCGAGGTCACATCCGAGGTCGCGAGCGATGACTTTCTGTCTCACCTGTCGCCACTGCGTCGACCTATAGAACGCTTGGTTGAGATAGCGCTCGTATCCGAAGGTCTTTGCTCCGACCGTGCCTCGAAGGGCCAAATATCGGAACCGTTCCTCGAACGAGTTGAGCCGATTAAGCTCAGAGTACGTTCTAATCATCGTAGACTTCCTCATCCGGAACGCTCGACGGAGCGTAACCACGGAAAGCTGCGATTGCTGCTTCGTAAAGCTCTTGCGAAGAGGCGCCTGCGACGAGTGCTTCCTTACGGGCCTTGAGAAGTTCATTCTCGTGTGCGAGCTTTTCGCGCTCGAGTCTTTCACGCTCTGTGCCCAGCTTCAGGAAATGCGTGATTACCTGAGAGGAAGCCGTACCGTTAGCCATCTCTCTTTCGGCCGCATCGTAGGCTAGAGCGATCAGCTGGTTCTCTCTAGCCTCAGGAGTTGTCGCGGGAGGTCGCCTCGGCCTGCTCGAAGATTCGCTTCTTCGTGCGGCCATAGATAATCACCTCCTTAGTCGATAAAAGAAGGACCTGTGATTGCCTCAAAGGGACGTCGGTTTCTCTGCGCTGACCAGACGCGGGGCAAGGAGACCGAACGTGGTGTCGGTGGGGACCCACATAGAAAAACCGACGCCCTTTTGAGGCAATCACAGGAACTTCAGGATGGTTTACCAGGGGTTTGTCCCCCGTGCAAACCGGATTGTCCCCAGAAAATATCCCCCCGGAGATTTTTCGAGG